TTCAGTAGCTCTAGCAATTGATTCAGCATCATTTGCTTCAACAGCTTGTTTGTGAGCTTGTTTAGCTAAGTCAATAGCAGCATCTGTTTCGCTTTTACGACTATCAAACATAGTCTTTTCAAAAGATTGTTTGGTCGCTTTTAGTTTTTGGTTTTCTTCTTCTAGCTGTTTAGCATATTGCACAGCCATAAGTTCACGTCTTTGAAAATCTTTTGCTTGAGCAACAGCTTTGTTAATTCTGTTTTGTGCGTAAGCAGCTTTCTTCTCAACTTCGCTTTTGTCTTTATTTTCTTCTACTACCTTTTCACTGGTTTCAAAGTTTTCTTGAATAGTATCTTCTTCAATAGATTTAAGTTCATCTTTGTTTTCTTCAAGATCGATGTACTTAGTTTCATCAGAAACTTCTTGATCAGCTCTTTTACCAACTGGTAAAGCAGCTTTCTCTACTTGCTCTTCTGAAATATCTGGTAAAGAATATTCTTGTTCAGCCATAAATCACCTATAAAGTTTTAATATCATCTGGATCACTAATGGTGCCGATTACTTCGTCATCATTAATAATTCTTACCTCGTGATTGTCTTCTAAACGAAAGCGAGCTCCCGCATATCTGCCAATCAATACCCAATCTTTTTCTTTACACCAAGCCTCGCCTTCAAATTTATCTTCGTCTTTGTATGCAGTAGGACCTACTTTTAAAACATAGGCAACTACTGTAGCTAAAGATTCTCGATCTAAAGTAGATGTGGTTAAGTGTATGCCACCTTCGGTTATGCCTTTACCTTTGTAAGGTAAAACCAATATACGCCAGCCAGTGGGATCAGGCATTCTTTCAAGTAATGATTTATCTAATAATGTAGGATCTAAAACTCTGTCTTCAGTTTTGACATAAGCTTTATCTACATCCGATCTTGCTGCTTCTTCTCTTTCTTTTTTTCTTTCTTCTGCGATGTGGTTTGGAACTGCTAGTTCGGTCATCGTTAATCCTCTTCTTGCAGCACTTCTCTTATTTCAGATTCCATGGTGCGAAGTGCTGTTAACTCACCAATGTGAAATCTGTAATCTTCAACGGATTTTATATTACCTGCGCCTAATGTTTCAAGTATATCTTCTTGTCTTTGTCTAATTTTTTTTAATAGCCATTCGGCTAAATTGAGATCTTCTGCCATTAATTTTTATGAGTATCTAGTTTTCTTCCTTCTGTTTGACATCACCTTACCACAACCTTTGTGGTATTTTCGTATTAGTTTTCCATCTTTAGCAAAAGTTTTTACATTGGTAGGTTTGCCTCCAGGATTACCAGCTGCACGTTTTCTTTTAACTGCGCTCCTTCTTTGCGCGGCTGTCATGCTTTTGGCTTTTGCTCGTGGTACACATTTAGGATATTTCCTTTTAGATTTACCTTTAGCAGATTTACGACCACAAGGCTGAAACTTACCATTCTTCTTTGGTGCACCGATATCAACCCAATCGCCTTTGGGTCCTTTACCAAACCATTCTGTTAATCCGCCACTAGGCTTTGCCATGTTTTTTCCTTATTGCTTTTTTTCCTTGTGCAAATATTTTAACTTGTTGAGTTTTTCCTGCAACTTTTGATCGTTGTTCACCCACAGTTAATATTTGTATCTTTCTAGCAAAAGGTTTTTTTATTTTTTTTACTTTAGCCACAGTAGCTCTAGCATCTGCAGGCGTAGCATATTTAATACTAACGGTATCTTTAGGATTCTCGTCAGTATATAAACGTCTGCCTGAACCTTTTGGTTTTTTGCCAGTGCCTTTTTTAGGGTCTCTTTTTTTTCTAACTACCATAATTATCTCCAAGCTGGTCCTTCCATCCAAGTCACTAAACTTTTTCTAATTCCTTTAGTAACAGGATTTACCTTGTGCGGTAAAAAAGAAGGAAAGATTAAAACTCTACCTTTTTCTCTTAAAATATTTTTATCAGGATGATCTTTTAAAATATCATTATCAAATTCAAAATCACCTCCTTCATACTCATCTGAATCAGATAGCTGTATAGTCATGCTAAGTTTTCTATCATACATTTCTCCTCTGCCTACAAAACTATCTATATGTTTATGATAAAAACCTTTGTTAGCTGCTAAGTATTCCGTATATTGAATATTAAATATTGTTTCAATATCTAAACCGAAATGTTGTCTATTAATATCAACAAATAAATTTGTGCAGAGATTAGTTAATTTAGCTGTATCTTCTGTACGTGGGTCTATCCAACGAACTTGAGACCTTCTAACATCTTTTTCTTGTTTGGAATCCTTTCCTATTGTTCCGCCTACGACTGCAATTTCCTCTGGAAACTTTAGTGCCATAGTTTTTATATCTTCAATAATATGATCTGGCAATACTTCAGGAAGCAAAAAAGAAAGACTTCTCATGTTGGTTAAGAACTTCTGTAACCGCCACCACGTTTTTTGTAAGTTCTAACTAACCAAGCGTTTGCATAAGCTGAAGGGTAAACTTTAAATTTACGTTTAGCCTCTGCTTTTACTCTAGCGTATAAAGCTGGATTGGTTGGTTTAGAACCACCTTTCTTTTTAGCTTTACCGCCTTTTTTTAATTTTAAAGCACTCAAAGTTTTAGCTTGTCTAGCATGAGTTTTGCTAGCTTTGTTTAAAGCTTTAGATACTTTTTTTATTTTTTTCTTTACGTTTCTCTTGATAGTCATTTAACACTTCCACCTTCGTCTTGCTTGTCTTAATCTTGAATTAGGATTCTTAGCTGCTTTAGGAAACTTCTTCATTTGTCCAGCTGATCTAGCACAAAATGATTTACGTCTCTTAGCTGCTTTACTACCCTTCTTCACCTTGCCAGTTACGGCAGTTTTTAATTTAGAACCAGGGTTCAGCTTCCGATAAGCCTTGACTCCAGCTGCAGTCATACCTGCACCTTTTTTAGTAGGTCTAAAATTCTTTTTGTTACGCTTGGGCATTTTGCCCTTTTTGGTAGTTTTTTTGAGTTGTGATCTAGATATTGCCATAGTTATTTTAGGAGCTAGGGCCGAGGGGAGAAGATTGAAAACTAGGCCCTAGCCTTTTTAATCTTACCATATTCATTAACTTCCTCTATTTTTTATCTGTAACTCTGCTTTTTTAATTCTATTGCTAGAATCTAATCTATCACGACCTAAATCGTCTTTCATCTCGGCAATCGTTCTAGCAACACTTAATTTTTCTCTAGCTAGTTCTAATTGTTGCATGGCTTGCATAGCATCAAATTGTTGTCTAACTGCAAACTCTTGGCTCTTACGTTCTACGTCTTGAGCTTTAATATCTAATTCTTTATCACGCAAAGCTACCAATGGGTCTGGTGGTGGTGCTGGTGGCATAAATGCCATATTGATTTGCGACATTAAACCAGCTTGAATTTGTGCCACATCTTTAGCGATTGCTTCAGCTATTTTTTGTTGTTGTGCCATAGCCATTTCTGGTGGCATTTCACTAATCATTTGTTGTATTTGCATAAACTCTGGGTCTTGCATATTTTGCATGTCCACGATTTCTGCAGCACGTAAAGCTACGTGTTGATAAACATGTGCTTGAATATTAGTCATGATGATAGGTTCAATCATTACTGAACTTGTTTGTGCTAATGAGATATGCACATTGATATGTGAATCATGATCCTGCCCAGGAAATGCTTGACAAGTTTGGCCTTTAATCAACAAAGCGTTTTCACTTGCTGGGTCAGTTGGCATTGGTTGTGGCGGTGGTGGCAATAACTGTTCTATGTTTTGCACACCCATAGCAGAATACATTCTGCGATATGCCTCATACATACCTTGTGTTCCATGAATGTTTGGATTTGAATTTACGACTTGTAATATTTCATTAGCCAACATAACACGCTGACTCATAGAGAAAATGTTTGGATCTGAAACTGGTAGTACATCTACGCGTTCATCAAAATCCATTTGTTTTATCATGCCGTCACCAGCAGAAGTCATGTAAGGATATTCTGGTGGTAAGTAATCAGCGAATACTTTGGCTAATAAAATAAATTCAAATCTTTGTGAAGAGTGCAATCTTTTATGGATTGCTGACATGACTTTGGTACCACGTTCTAGTAAAGCTACCGTAGTACCGACTGGCATGTTTTGATTAGCATCGCCGATTTGCATTTCAGCTAATGCTGCAAATTTTCTGCCACTATCTACTAAGGTACCGAGTAGATTAAGCAAAGTGCCTGACGGCTCTTTAAATGGCAGTGGTACAAAAGCGTCTCTGAGATTCCCGCCTGGAGCATCCATATCTCTGAACTCACCCGGCTGTAAAGGTTGGTCATCGTTTCTGATACGAATACCTCTAGCCTTAAATCCAGCTGGTAAGTTAGATAATGTGCCCGCGTCTATCAATTGTCGCAAGATAGATGTTGACGCTTTTGATAACCCACCAATCATGTGAGTTAACCCAAATCCATAGAAACCTAAACCCGGTAAAAACTTATAATGCACAAAATAATTTATGCGTTTTTTCAATGGGTCGTTTTGTCTGTAGTTTCTTCTAATTGATAATACTTCGTTAGTGGTAGTTGAAAGCGTAACTACATAAGGTAATTTAATTCCAGTAGGTTCGCCTTCTGCATCTAAATCTTCATAACCTGGAATATCCAAGTCAGTATGTATTTCATAAAGTTCACATTGATCGCTTTCACCATAGCTTGGTTCGATACCTTGCAATTCATCTATTTCTTCTTGAATAGAATCTGTATCGGTATCAACTATCATTGCTTCAGATATATCGACATCACGATAAAATCCTGCTTGTTGTAATTTTTTAATATCGTTCATAGACATATCAACGATATGGGTAATTCTGCCAGCACTATAAATATCAGTTGTGGCATAAGGCACAACTAAATCTTCTGCTGGAATAAATCTAGAAACAGCACGACCTAAGTTTTGATCGTAATAAACTTTTCTAAATGCCGAACCAGATAATGGTAAATAAAATAACATTTGATCTGTTTCGGTATCGTATTCTTCCATGACATTCATCAACTGATAGTTCATAAATTCACGAACACGATCAGCTTGAGCTTCACTTTCTGAATTTTTTGCACCAACTACTTGAGTTCTTACTGGGCCATTGGACGGCAGTATTTCTTTGTAAGCTTGTGCTTGAAACTGAGTTACCGATTCTGCTAAGAGTGGGTGCATAACGCCAGAGGCACCTTCAAAAGGTTGTGACCTTTCTTCGTAATTCATTCCCAAAGTTTCTAAACCTTCCTTGTAAGTATCTTCCCAACCTTGTCGCGAGGATTTGTCGGCTTCTACGGCGTCAACTAAATCACTGTAAATAACATCGAGCTCATCTTGCTCCAAGTATTCAGCTAAGTTGTCATTGAATTTTTCTGATAAATCTGGCGTTAACACCGAACCAAAGGTTAGGGTTCCATCTTCCCCACGCTCGAAGACAGATAAATCTATCTCGATGTCTTCTGGTACTTCGACGTTAATTGTTTTATCTTGATTCTCTACTTCTAAATCTATTAGATCGTCAGAACCTATCGCTTTATCTATATCTGCCATTAGTGTAATACTCTTTCATCTTTATCAAATATTTCGTACAAGTCATCGTAAAGAGAAATTATATCTTGTAATTCCCCAACTACAGTAACTCCCATCTGTTCCGCTATATTTTCTGCTATTTCCGAGCTACTAGCAAATATATTAGGTCCTTCATAAATTGTGTTCTCACCCTGCACTCTAAACTCAGTCAAATATATTTTTACTTTCGAGTTTTTTTGAGTCATCTACGTGCTCCTTGTCTAAGATTTTATTTATTTTATCTTCAGCAGAGTTTAACAATTTTTCACAATGGTTGCTAAGTTTTAGTCCGTAGGAAAATGCATCGATAGATTCTTCGAGAGTAAGATCTTTTCTCTCTAAGTAATTTGTGATATTGGTAATCTTCTCCATAGTCTCTTCGTAAGAGAGATCCTCAATCTTCTTTGTCATAAAAAATTATTTTTTGTTTTGCTTATCCTTTTTGGATTGAATAGCAACAGCTGTCGCTGCCCCACCAACAACTGCAGCCGCTCTATTTCTTTTTTTTCTTTTTTGAGTTTTTTCGTAATTTTTAATTACATCAGAATAATCTTGTTTGACTCTACTATAGACTTCCTTTTCGTTTTTTAACTTTGGTTTGTAGTCATCTCTTAAAATTGTTTTAACTACTTTTTTAACTACACCACCTGCGCCAAAATTTTCTACTTTACTTTTTCTAAAACTTTTTCTTTTGCTGTCATAAATTTCTTTAGCAGATTTTGCTTTTGCTTTTCTTTTAACTCCAGCTACCCCTTCTCCAATTCTTGGTTTTTTATTTTTTAATTTAAATTTATCTTTTGGAAGAGGTGGTCTATTTTCTAAAAAACGATTTCTCTCGCCTGGTCTTTGTTTTAGATTTTTTCTCACTGCCATA